ATGGTAATACAGGAACACTGACGAATGGACCGACTTATAGTAGTGCGAATTTTGGGTCTATTGTTTTTGATGGGGTTGATGATAAAGTATCAACAAACTATAAACCTTCTGGAGCAAGAAGTTATTTTATTTGGGTCAAATTTAGTTCTCTTACACATCCTTCTGGTTATCAACTGTCTGGAACTCAAGAAGTCAATGCCTATACTTACATAGGAATAGAAAATGGTGGTGGTGTATATTATTATGCTGGCGCAAATACTGGAGGAAACATTGGAAATCCAGTGACGGTTAATACTTGGGTAAATCTTGGATTTGTTTTGAATGCAGATGGTTCAAGAATTGTATATAAAAATGGAGTAAATATTCACTCTAATACTGGTGGTCTTGGCGGAACAGCAACACTAGAATTTTCAGTAGGTTGTATTAATAATAATTACCACGTAAATGGAAACATAGCACAAGTCTCAATATACAACAGAGCACTCTCCGCAGCAGAAATCCAACAAAACTTTAATGCCACTCGTTCAAGATTTGGAATCTAAACTCATCTAAATAATCAATAACTCTTATATAAGAGTTTCTAAGGTATATACCACCACTGAGGATGAATGAATACAAATCCTATAGTAAGAGTTAAACGTTCATTAGTTCAAGGCAAAGTACCTGAAATAACTCAACTTGGATTAGGTGAGTTAGCGATTAACCACTATGATGGAAAATTATTCATTCGTCAGGATACTCTTGGTGTTGGTATTGGAACTACTGTAGTTCAACTTGGAAATGTAGGACCTCAAGGGGCTCAAGGTTCTACAGGTGCTCAAGGTACTGCAGGAGCACAAGGAGTACAGGGAACTGCAGGAGCACAAGGAGCACAAGGAGCACAAGGAGCTCAAGGTGCTGTAGGAGCACAAGGTGCTCAAGGATTTCAAGGACCTCAAGGTGCTCAAGGAGCACAGGGAACTGCAGGAGCACAAGGTGCTCAAGGTACTGCAGGAGCACAAGGAGCACAGGGAACTGCAGGAGCACAAGGTGCACAGGGAACTGCAGGAGCACAAGGTGCTCAAGGATTTCAAGGACCTCAAGGTGCTCAAGGAGCACAAGGTACTGCAGGAGCTCAAGGTGCTCAAGGTACTGCAGGAGCACAAGGAGATCAAGGTGCTGTAGGAGCACAAGGTGCTCAAGGATTTCAAGGACCTCAAGGTGCTCAAGGAGCACAGGGAACTGCAGGAGCTCAAGGATTTCAAGGACCTCAAGGTGCTCAAGGAGCACAGGGAACTGCAGGAGCACAGGGAACTGCAGGAGCTCAAGGATTTCAAGGACCTCAAGGTGCTCAAGGAGCACAGGGAACTGCAGGAGCACAAGGAGCACAAGGAGCACAAGGAGCACAAGGAGCACAAGGAGCACAAGGAGCACAGGGAACTGCAGGAGCACAAGGAGCACAAGGAGCACAGGGAACTGCAGGAGCTCAAGGTGCTCAAGGTACTGCAGGATCTCAAGGAGCACAGGGAACTGCAGGAGCACAAGGTGCACAAGGAGTTACTGGTCCAGTAGCAGGTTCTGCAAATCAAGTAGTTTATAAAGATGCATCAAATATTGCAACAGGTTCAGGTAATTTAACTTTTGATGGTTCTAATCTTTATGTTGGAGGAAATATTACTGTCGGAGGAACTACAGCATTCCTTGCTGTAAATGAATTAAAAGTTACTGATAAAGATATTGTAGTTGGATATACAACTAATGTATCTGGTGTTGAAATTTCAAATGATACTACTGCAAGTAGTGGTGGTATTGCAGTTGCTTCTACAATAGGAAGTCCTCTTATTAGTATGAATTCTGGTGGAGAACTCACACCAGATACTTATAAGCAACTAATGTGGTTCAAGTCTGGTGCTTTTACTGGACTGAATACTGATGCTTGGATATTTAACTATGGCGTTGGTATTGGTTCAACTCAAATTCCTTATGGAGTGAGATTTGCTGCTGGTGGAATGCAAGTTACTGATACTACAATAACAACTCCACAACTCCAAGTAACTGGAATCTCAACCTTCACAAATGGTCCAGTACTGATTGGAAGTGGAACTTCTACAGGAACAGCATCACAACCACTTCAAGTTACTGGTGGTGCTTATGTTTCTGGTAATGTCGGTATAGGAACCACAAATCCACAAACAAAACTTCAAATTAATGGAGTGTTGGGATTTGGTGCGAATAATAACGCAAGAATTGGTGATAGTACTACTGGTGCTTCCATTACTAGTGGTACTAATAATATCTTTATTGGTGCTAATGCAGGAAACAGTAATAATACTGGAAGTTCTAATATATTCTTAGGTCAACTTGCGGGATTCTCCAACCAAGGTGGACTTAGTAATGTCTTCCTTGGTAGTTCGGCAGGATATACCAACACAGGAAGTTCTAATGTCTTCTTTGGAAGTAATGCAGGATTCAATAACAGCAGTGGAGGTTCTAATAGTTTTATTGGTGTTGCTGCTGGAATTAGTAACCAAACTGGAAGTAATAATATTTTCCTTGGACCCAGAAGTGGTATTTCAGCAGCGGCATCTTATAAAGTTATAATTGGTAGTGGATACCTCTCTAATTATTTTGACTCTCCCAATACTACTAAGGATACTCAATTTGCTGTTGGTGTAAGAACTGATGCTAATGCAAGTAAGTATTGGTTAGTTGGTGATGAGAACTTTAATATTGGTATAGGAACCACAAATCCAGGAGCAGGAATTAAACTTGATGTTGTTGGTGGAGAAATCAAGGCAGGTAGAATTGATACATTTAATGAAGGTGGTCAGTTAAGTTTTGGTAGAGCAACTGATAATGCAACTGCTTGGTATATTGATGTTTATGGAAATACTTCAACACCAAATCTTCGTTTTGTTGATGTTAGTAATGCGGCAGTAAGAGCTCAAATTGATGGTTCTGGAAACTTTGTTTTTGAGAGTCCTATTGAATTAAATTCTACATTAAGGGACATTTATAATAATGTAGGTCTTGCTGGATCAGTTTTAAGTTCTACTGGTTCTGGTGTAAGTTGGATACCTGCTGCATCAGGTGCTCAAGGTGCAACAGGAGCTCAAGGTGCAAGAGGACCACAGGGACCTCAAGGTGCTCAAGGTGCTACAGGAGCTACAGGAGCACAAGGAGCACAAGGTTCTATAGGACCTCAAGGATCACAAGGAACTACAGGAGCACAAGGTGCTCAAGGTACTCAAGGTACTGCAGGAGCACAGGGTGCTACAGGATCTACAGGTGCTCAAGGATCTGCAGGAGCACAGGGAGCTACAGGATCTACAGGTGCTCAAGGATCTGCAGGTGCTCAAGGTGCTACAGGAGCTACAGGAGCACAAGGAGCACAAGGTTCTATAGGACCTCAAGGATCACAAGGAACTACAGGAGCACAAGGTGCACAAGGAGCTGCAGGTGCACAGGGAGCTACAGGATCTACAGGAGCTCAAGGTGCTACAGGATCTACAGGAGCTCAAGGTGCTACAGGATCTACAGGTGCTCAAGGATCTGCAGGAGCACAGGGTGCTACAGGATCTACAGGTGCTCAAGGATCTGCAGGAGCACAGGGTGCTACAGGATCTACAGGTGCTCAAGGATCTGCAGGTGCTCAAGGTGCTGCAGGAGCACAAGGAACTGCAGGTGCTCAAGGAGCTAGAGGACCTCAAGGACCACAAGGAGCACAAGGTTCTGCAGGTGCACAAGGAGCTGCAGGTGCACAGGGAGCTACAGGATCTACAGGAGCTCAAGGTGCTACAGGATCTACAGGAGCTCAAGGTGCTACAGGATCTACAGGAGCACAGGGTGCTCAAGGAACTGCAGGAGCACAAGGTGCAAGTGATGGTGGATTTACTGTTTTCAATAATACTACTCAGAACTCTAATTGGTATGTTGGCATTCTTTCTGTAACATCTGGAATTGCCAAAACTGCTCATGTTTCTTCAACAAAACTTCAATTCAATCCTTCTACTGGGGCACTTGGAATTGGTACTATTATTGATATCGTTCCTTATGATACTTTAAATTCAGGAACACTTTCTTGGGAAGGTTCTGCTGGACAACTCTTCAGTATTACAAATAATCTAACTACTGGATCTATCTTCTCAGTTAATGATGTTTCTGGTATTCCAAGTATTGATGTAGATGCTGACGGAACAATTGAACTTGGACCTTATGGTGGTAATATTGGAGTTGGAACCACAGGGCCAACACAAAAATTACATGTTCAAGGTAATGTAAGAATTACTGGTGGAATTTATGATTCAAGCAATAGTGTAGGTTCTGCAAGTTCAGTATTAAGTTCTACTGGAGTAGGATTGAGGTGGGTTACGCCAAACTCAGGACCTCAAGGTGCACAGGGTGCTGCAGGAGCACAAGGTGCTACAGGATCTACAGGTGCACAGGGAGCTACAGGATCTACAGGTGCACAAGGTGCTACAGGATCTACAGGCGCACAGGGATCTACAGGATCTACAGGAGCACAAGGATCTGCAGGAGCACAAGGATCTGCAGGAGCACAGGGATCTACAGGATCTACAGGAGCACAGGGTGCTGCAGGTGCACAGGGAGCCACAGGATCTACAGGTGCTCAAGGTGCTGCAGGTGCTCAAGGTGCTACAGGATCTACAGGTGCTCAAGGTGCTGCAGGAGCACAAGGAACTGCAGGTGCTCAAGGAGCTAGAGGACCTCAAGGACCTCAAGGAGCACAGGGTGCTACAGGATCTACAGGAGCACAGGGTGCTGCAGGTGCACAAGGTGCTACAGGATCTACAGGTGCACAAGGAGCTGCAGGAGCACAAGGTGCTACAGGATCTACAGGATCTACAGGAGCACAGGGTGCTGCAGGTGCACAGGGAGCCACAGGATCTACAGGTGCTCAAGGTACTGCAGGTGCTCAAGGTGCTACAGGATCTACAGGTGCTCAAGGTGCTACAGGATCTACAGGAGCACAGGGTGCTGCAGGTGCACAGGGAGCTACAGGATCTACAGGTGCTCAAGGAACTGCAGGTGCACAGGGTGCTGCAGGAGCACAAGGATCTGCAGGTGCACAAGGTGCTGCAGGTGCTCAAGGTGCAAGAGGTGGTTCTGATTGGACACCAAACCTAACAAACATCACTCAGTCCACAACAGATTCTTCAACATTCACCAAAACTGGTGGAGCTGCAAGTACTTGGGATTCTCAGGTATATTCATCTCAAGGTTATGTGAGGGGAGCATTTGCATCTGCAAGAATATCCTCAACAACTGGATTTGCAATGTTTGGTCTCAATACAGACCCAACAACAAATGCAAGTTATGCTTCAATTGATTATGCTTTCTATTTTGATAGTGGAACAGTAAACATTTATGAGAGTAATGTTCCAATAGTAGGTTCTTATGGAACTTATACCACAGGTGATACTGCTTATGTCATTTATGATGGTGCAAATGTAAGGTACTATTTAAATGGAACTCTCTTGAGAACTGTTGCAAGAGCAATTGGAAGTGCTCTTTATCTTGATAGTTCCATTTATACATCCGGCCTTGCATTCAACCAACTCTCCTTTGGTCCTATGGGCGAGATTGGACCTCAAGGTGCACAAGGAGCTACAGGATCTACAGGAGCACAGGGTGCTGCAGGAGCACAAGGAACTGCAGGTGCACAGGGAGCTACAGGATCTACAGGAGCTCAAGGTGCTACAGGATCTACAGGAGCTCAAGGTGCTACAGGATCTACAGGTGCTCAAGGTGCTACAGGATCTACAGGTGCACAAGGTGCTGCAGGATCTACAGGTGCACAAGGTGCTGCAGGTGCACAGGGAGCTACAGGATCTACAGGTGCTCAAGGTACTGCAGGTGCTCAAGGTACTGCAGGTGCACAAGGTGCTACAGGATCTACAGGTGCACAAGGAACTGCAGGTGCTCAAGGAACTGCAGGTGCACAAGGTGCTACAGGATCTACAGGTGCACAAGGAACTGCAGGTGCTCAAGGAACTGCAGGTGCACAAGGAACTGTAGGAGCACAAGGAACTGCAGGTGCACAAGGAGCTAGAGGACCTCAAGGACCACAAGGAGCACAGGGTGCTGCAGGTGCTCAAGGAACTGCAGGAGCACAAGGAACTGCAGGAGCACAAGGAACTGCAGGTGCACAAGGAGCTAGAGGACCTCAAGGACCACAAGGAGCACAGGGTGCTGCAGGTGCTCAAGGAACTGCAGGTGCACAAGGAACTGCAGGTGCACAAGGAGCTAGAGGACCTCAAGGTGCACAAGGATCTGCAGGAGCACAAGGTTCTGCAGGTGCTCAAGGTGCTCAAGGAACTCCAGGTGCACAGGGAGCTGCAGGACCATCAACTTTAATTAATGCTACAAACACAACAACAAATGCTACATTTTATCCAGTATTTGTTGCAGCAGCAGGTTCAAACCAAACTGCAAGTGTTAGAACTACAGCAACTGCATTTACATTTAATGCAAGTACAGGTGACTTAACTGTTGGTGGAACTATAACTGCAAACTCTGATGAAAGATTAAAAACTAACATTCATACTATTGAAAATGCACTTGAAAAAGTTCTTAATCTTAGAGGTGTAGAATATGATCGTATTGATACTAAGGTTCATACTATTGGTTTGATTGCACAAGAGTTAGAAACAGTATATCCAGAACTTGTTATAGAAAGTAATGGATACAAATCAGTTGCTTATGGAAACCTTGTTGGATTACTCATAGAAGCAATTAAAGAGCAACAAGTTCAAATTGAAAATTTAAGCAACATTATAAATAATTCCAAATTGTTAGGATAAAAAAATGGCTGTTTTGGGTGCAAATGGTGGAAATTTTCTTGGTAGTGAACCAACTATTAGTGCAAACCAAACACTTACCACCACCTACAATTGGTTAACTGTGGGACCAACCACAATAAATAGTGGAATCACAGTCACTATAAATACTGGTGCTCGTTGGGTTATTGTTTAATTGAGGAATTATGATTAATACAAGAATAATTTATCCAAATGATGAAGGTGGCGTTTCTGTAATAATTCCTACTATGGAATGTCTCTCACTTGAAAAATTAATTGAAAGTGTACCAGAAGGAAAACCATATCAAGTTGTTGATGTTTCGGAAATTCCTAATGATAGAACTTACAGAAATGCTTGGACTTATGAGGAGGTTTGAAAATGCCTATTGGAATTAATGTAGATAAAGCAAAAGAAATTCACAAAGATATAATTCGTGAAGTGAGAAATCCTTTACTTGAGCAAAAGGATGTAGAGTTTATGAAAGCACTTGAAGTAGGAGATTCTGCTAAAGTTGCAGAAGTTACTACAGAAAAACAAGCACTCAGAGATGTGACTACTATTGTGAATAATGTAGAACCAACAGCAACTGATGTTCTTGGTGTAACTGCAGAACTCAAGCAAGTTTGGGATGAAAATGTTTTAGGTCCAAATCCACTGGTATAAACTATGAGTACTTTAAGTGTAGGTACAATTCAAAGTAACACTACTTCTCCACCAACTATCAATAATAGTGCTGGAACTGCAATTGGAACTTTTTGCAGAGCCTGGGTGAACTTTAATGGTACTGGTACTGTTGCTATTCGTGCTTCTTTTAATGTAACTTCTATTACTGATAATAATACTGGTGATTATACTGTGAACTTTACGACTGCGATGCCTGATGCAAATTATGCAGTTGCTTGGTCTTTTGGGGGAACGGGAGGCCTGTTAACGGGCAGAACGTTGGATGATACAACTGCCAGAACTACATTATTGGTGAGGGTTGTAACAGCAAATCTTTCTGGTACTTCTACTGATGGTGCTCAAGTCAACATCACAGTTTTCCGTTAAGAACCCCCCATAAAAGACATTATATACCTCACAAAATCTCCACATTTCCAGAAACAGTAATTTATCCACCACCACAAAATGGCAATCACAGTTTCAGGACCAACTATAATTTTTGATGATACTAGTGTTGCACAAGCAAGTCTTTATAATGAAACTTTTGGTACTGGAGTTTTTCCTGAAGGTGGCACAAGTCTCACTATTTCAGGAGGAACAGCATTTAAGTCAAGTGCTACTGGTGGTGCTGGGCATATAGCAACTGTTGTGGGAGTAAAAACAGATGCTTCTGTGATACTTGAAACACCTCAAAGTGGAAGTGTAACTGTAAATCCAATTGTATCTGGAGTTTATGTTTTTGCTATTGGAGGTGGAGGAGGTGGTGCTGGGACATCTCCTCTAGCTCGTACTGTTGGGTCAAATGGAACTCCATCATTTTTCTCAACTGTTATTGGAAATTCTGGAACTGGAGGTTCTCCAGGAGGAGGAACTGGTGGAGGAACTGGTGGAACTGCAACTGGAGGAACAACAAATACATCAGGAACTACAGCAGCATCTAGACCTGGAACTGGAAATGGTGGCAATGCTGGAGGATTTCCTGGTGTAGTATCAGGAGCAGGTGGGGCCTGGTGTTGCTGGTGAACCTGCTGGTGGAGGAGGTGGAGGGTCATGGACTGGATTGACTGGTGGTGCTGGTGGAGGTGGAGGAGGACGTGCAATTCACACAAGACTTACTATAACTGGAGGTTCTCCATATCCATATCAAGTTGGTGCTCCTGGTGCTGGGGGAGTTGGTCCTTCTGCTACAGGTGGTGCAGGAGGAAGGGGATATTTGAGATTTGTTTTATATGATTGATTCAAAATAAATAGTTCAAATGACTTGATTTTTTTATGGCATTTCAGACAGTATGGTATGATACTAATTTACCTCAAGATATTATAAGTATTTTAGAAAAAGATTTAAAAGTTTTTGAAAATAATTTTGATGATTCTGCGGTTGGATATGGTGGACAGGGAGAAGTAAATAAGGACATTAGAAATAGTAAAAATGTATGGATTCCTACTACACACTGGATTGGTGGGTTTCTTTGGCATTATGCTACAAGAGCAAATAGAGAAAATTTTCTTTATGATTTAACTTGTATTGATGGTGAAAGTCTACAATATACAAGATACTCAGAAGGTGAATTTTATAATTGGCATACTGATTCAGGTATAGATGTTTGTTATAAACCACAAAATATTACAACTTCTTGTGTTAATGACCCACAAGATTTTATTGCAACAAATGTAGAATATGTGAGAAAACTTTCTTTTACTTTACAACTTTCAAATTTTGATGAATATACTGGAGGTGAAGTCCAGTTTCTTGATAGTTCTGGGAAACCTTATTTTATGCCAAAGCAAAAAGGGACTATTGCATTTTTTGATTCAAGAACTCCACATAGAGTAAAGAAAGTAAAATCTGGAGTAAGAAAATCTTTAGTTGGGTGGACAATTGGGCCTCGGTGGAAGTGATGGAAAGAGAATATCCACAAAAACAAACCTTACCAACCTATCAGATGACTAATCATCAGTCATTTGAAAAAAATGGATATCTTTTTGTTCCAGGTATGGTAACAAATCCAGAAATGATTTTTTGCCCAGTTCCAAAAGAAAGAGGGCAAATTAATTATCTTGGAAAAAATAAATCTAATTATGAACCAGAAGAAAAACAAGTTCAAGGTTCATTATCAAGATATAATTTTCCTCCATATAAAGAACTTCATTATCTTATCAAAAAAGAAGTAGAAGATACTTTAGGTATTGATTTATATTCTACTTATTATTTTGATAGATTTTATTTTACTGGGCAAGGACTAAAAAGACATAGTGATAGACCTTCCTGTGAAGTGAGTGTTACTCTTCAAATCAGTACAAATAGAAAAGAACCTTGGCCTATTTGGTTTGAGACACCCAATAGTAATGAAAGCTTTGTAAATATGAAAAATGGTGATGCCGTGATTTATAAAGGATGTGAAAGAGAGCACTGGAGGTATCCTTTAGAATCAAAATATAATAGGATTCAAAGAGTGTTTAAAAAAGATGATACATATCATCATCAAATCTTTTTTCATTATGTGAATGCAAATGGACCTTATCTTCCCTTTGCATTTGATAGAACTTGATAAATAACTAAAAAGATTATAAAGATATGAGTACTTTAGCTGTAAATAAAGCAACTGATGTAGTAGGGACTTCTTTTTATGAACTAATGAGACTTGAAGCAGTAAAATCTGCTACTGGCACCGCAGTTGAATTCACAAGCATCCCAAGTTGGGTAAAGAGAATTACTTTTATGCTTAATGGTGTAAGTACAAACAGTACATCACCTATGCAAATACAACTTGGTGACTCTGGAGGATATGAGACTAGTGGTTACAATGGATCGAATCATGTTTTTGTAGGTGGAATTGCTAGTGTAACATTGGCTTCAGCTTTTCTTTTAACCCTCAATACAAGTTACCAGGCTGCAGCTAACCTATATTCAGGTAGTTGCATCTTGACCTTGATAGATGCTAGCACAAACACTTGGTCTATGTTTGGTAGTATTAGCGGCCACACCAGCTCTATAGGATATCTAACCTCAGGGTCTAAATCTCTTTCTGCCACCCTCGACAGAATCCGCATCACCATGGCTAACGGAACTGATACATTTGATTTAGGAAGTGTCAGTGTCTTATTAGAAGGACATAATGCATGAGTACTTGACAAGTATCTAAAATCTACCTATAATCACTCTGTTAGGGTTGAAGGATAGGTAATACTTAACTCCTATAGGACACTTTGGGAACTGGTCCATACAGACCTCCAGTTCCCTTTTTTTGTGCTATCCTATAAGGACAGTAAAGAAATCCCACATGTCAGTCAATCTTGAAGTTAAAGGTTCTCTTGCCAAATGTCTGGCAACTGAGAACCTTATCATTGAACACAAGAAAGTTCCTACTGCGTGCTTTGATGTTGATCGTAGGGTTCTTGTTCTTCCTTTATGGGATAAAGCATCTGCAACTGTTTATGATCTTCTTGTAGGTCATGAAGTGGGACATGCACTCTTTACTGATAATATTGATTGGACAAAAGAGTATGCTGATGTTCCTAAGGACTTTATCAATGTAATTGAAGATGTTCGTGTAGAACGTTTGATGAAGAAAAAGTATCCTGGTCTTTCTAAGACATTTTACAATGGATATAATGAACTGAATAATGATGATTTCTTCTCAGTGAAGGATGAGAATCTTGATAATCTTACCTTTATTGATCGCATCAATATGTATTTTAAGATTGGTGCATTTCACAATATTGCTTTCTCTGATGAAGAGAATGAGTTTGTGACTCGTATCAGTCAACTGGAAACTTTCCAAGAAGTTCTTGATATTGCTCGTGAGATTGTTCAGTTCTTGAACTACAAGAAAAAACAACTCACTGAGATGCCTGAAATTGTTCAAAATCAAGGACAAAGTGGAGAAGAAGTAGATCTTCCTGAGAATGCTGAACAAAATACTCAAGATTCTATGGATATTGAACAAGAATCAGAGGAATCTTCTAAGTCTCAACAAGAATCACAGGGTGAAAATCCTATTACTATGGAGCAAGAAACTCCTGCTGGTGGTGGACGTGAACCCAGCAATGAGCATGGTGAGTTTGAATCCAAGACTTCACAATCCTTTGAGGAAAAGGCACAGGATTTGACCAACAAGTATGGTCAAGAGACTAACTATGTGGAACTTCCTGAAATTATTCTTGAGAATGTGATTATTCCTAATGATTTCATTCATCAGAAAACTGAAGAATATTATCAAAGTCATTCTGGTTGGATGAAGGATTGGTATCAGAATGTTCTGGTAGAATACAATTCTTACAAGAAATCTGCAGAGAAAGAAGTTTCTTATCTGGTTAAGGAGTTTGAATGTAAGAAATCAGCAGACCAATATGCTCGTTCTTCTACTGCACGTACTGGTGTACTTGACACATCCAAACTTCATACTTACAAATTCAATGAAGATTTGTTCAAAAAAGTGTCAGTAATTCCTGATGGTAAGAATCATGGTCTTATCTTTATTCTTGACTGGTCTGGTTCAATGTCCCATTGGATGTTGGATACTTGTAAGCAACTGTTTAATTTGATTTGGTTTTGTAAAAAGGTCAACATTCCCTTTGAAGTTTATGCTTTCACTGTGGATTGCAATGCTTATGTTGAATTGCAGCCAAATCATCCTCCTATCTACAAGAAAGTAGGAGGTGTTATTGCACCAGAACAGTCATTTAGACTGATGAACTTCTTTACCAGTAAGAGTAATTCTCGTGAATTGGATGCTCAAATGAAGCACATCTGGGCAGCATGTTGGGCATTTCAGAAAGGTAATGGTTGTGCTCCTCGTCATCTTGACTTGTCTGGTTCTCCTATTGGTGATACAATGCTTGCATTGCATTCGCTGATTCCTGACTTTCAAAAGAAAAACAAACTTCAAAAGGTGAATGTTGTTTTCCTGACTGATGGTGAGGGTTATGTGAATGCAACTACCATCAAGAAAAAGAATAATAGTGGTGAGGAATATGTTAGCCTCACTAAAGCATTTAACACTACTGTTCGTAACAGGACTAATGGTAGAATCTATTCTTCCTATAACTATGGAAACTTCCCACAGTATTCCAAAGTTCTTCTTTCTACTCTGAAAGATAGGTTTTCTACTGTAAACTTCATCAACTTTAGGGTTGTTCCTGGTAGGGATTTCAAGACTTGCTATGATTGGTATGGCAAGGAATTTGGTGATTATGAGAAAGTAAAGTCAATTTACAAGAAAGAACAATTCATCACATTCACTGGAACTGGTTATGATCAATTCCATGTAATTCCCACTACTTCACTTTCGCAAGATGAAAAGTTTGAAGTTGAGGAAGGTGCAACCAAAGCACAAATTAAATCAGCATTTGCTAAAATGTTGAATAAAAAGAAGACAAATAAGAAACTTTTGTCCTCTTTTGTTGATATGATTGCTTGATGTGCCAGTTTGGGAACTGTCTACTAAGTGGTTCCCAAACCTCAAATCCATGCTATCATTACAAAGTAATCAACCCAAGACCATGCAGGAACAACTTATTAGTTTGCTAAAGGAACAATTTGGTACTGAAATTGATGCTAATGCAGTCAAATCAGTGGCAAATCAAATGAACACTAGTTATGCTACAGCATCGAAGTATCTGCAAGCATATAAAACTAGTCGTGGTAAATGGAATCTGGAGGCAACAGTAAAAGAACTGGAAGACACCTATAACTCTCCTGCTGCAGAAGGAAAAGATACCATTTCTTCCCTTTTGTCAGTTGTCCAAAACCTCATTCCTAAGAAAGATGATACCTTCGTCAGCTTTGGTAACTTTAGTGATATTAAAAAAGTTGTTTCCTCTGGTCTATTCTATCCCACTTTTATTACTGGTCTTTCTGGTAATGGTAAAACCTTTGGTGTAGAGCAAACATGTGCACAGTTGGGTCGTGAACTGATTCGTGTCAATATTACTATTGAAACTGATGAGGATGACCTAATTGGTGGTTTTCGTCTTGTCAATGGCGAAACTGTATGGCACAATGGTCCTGTGGTTGAAGCAATGGAGCGTGGTGCAATTCTTCTTCTTGATGAGATTGACCTTGCTTCCAATAAAATCATGTGTCTTCAGTCAATTTTGGAGGGTAAGGGTGTCTTCCTGAAGAAAATTGGTAAGCATGTTACCCCTAAACAAGGGTTCAATGTGTTTGCTACTGCTAATACTAAAGGTAAAGGTTCTGATGATGGTAGGTTCATTGGCACCAATGTGCTCAATGAGGCATTTCTTGAGAGGTTCCCTATTACCTTTGAGCAAGAGTATCCTACCATTAATGTTGAGACAAAAATCTTGACAAAAGTAGCAGAATCACTTAGTATTCCTATGGTTGGAGAGCACACTGATTTTATTAAACATCTGTGCACTTGGTCTGAGATTATTCGTAAGACCTTTGCAGATGGTGGTATTGATGAAGTCATTTCCACTCGTCGTCTTGTTCACATCATCAAAGCATATTCCATCTTTGGAAAAAAAGATAAGGCAATCAAAGTTTGTCTCAATCGCTTTGATGATGAAACTAAAACAACTTTTGTTGAATTGTATGACAAGATTGATGCTGAGTTTCAGCAACAGGAAGGGGAGTAATCCCTTTCCTAAATACATAACATCACCCCTATAATTATAAACTCCTATGACTTCCCTTTTTCTCGAAAAAGATGCTGATACCATCTATGATGAATTAGAGGATAATAAATCAGAAGACATGGAAGATGAATATAGAGAGGATAGGATGGAACAAATGATTTCCAGATATGGTTATTGAGGAGGTTTACTGTGATTCAAAACATAAAGGAAATCATTTATACAGAGCATCATCAGGAGCTCAAAGAGTTTGCAGAATATCTTGGTGTTGATTACGAAGATTACTTAGAATTTCTGCATCCTGATGTTGACTTTGATGATGTTTCAATGTAAGATGTAGGGGTGGAAGGTTGCCCCACAGAGAGTGAAGCCAAAGGGTAAGGCACGTGGACAACACATTCAGTAGTTGGTTCGAATCCAACCACTCTCTACTTATGGGCATCAAAGGTCCAAACTTTGAATAAGTCCCACCCCCTCCATGCCTCTTAACAATGCACAAACAGGAGGGACTATGCCCCGTTAGCTCAGGAGACAGAGCAATTCTCTTCTAAAGAATCGGTCGTGGGTGCAAATCCTACACGGGGTGTTTGTTTTGAACCTATTTCTTCATTTAGTGATGATATAATGATAAGTGTGATAAACTCAAGAGAAAATCTAATGGCACTTTGTCCAAACTGCCATTGGGAATATGATCACAATTTACTAGATTAATTATGAAATCAAAAGATTGGTGGGTAAGTCAGAATGAAGAGTGGGCAGTAATTCCTTATTGTAATAAGTATATGTTGATATATAAAGGACAGCAAATATCAGTTCACAATACAATAGAAACTGCCAAAAAAATTGCACTGAAGGAGTCTAAAAAGAAATGAGTATCTTGAGCATTGAAAGTATTAGTCTTGATGATGATGGATCTGTTTATGTAACTGCTGTAGTTGAAGATGCAGTTGAAACTTATGCGCCAACTTTCTATGATCCTGCTGAGTATGGTCCTGGATTGTGTGAGGCAAGTTTTACTTTTGAGGAAGAACAAACTTTTCCAGATAATGATGAAGAACTAATTAAACTTCTGGAAGAACTTGACTTAGAGTGGAATTTGGTGGATAATAGTGATTACTACCTTGATTGAATATGACTAAAAGAGTTCTTATTACTGGTGGTGCAGGATTTATTGCTCACCACCTTATTGGATACATTCTCAAAGAAACTGACTGGGATGTTGTAACTCTAGACAGACTTGACTATAGTGGAAATCTTAATAGATTGAATGACATTCTTTCTGATTTTACAGCAGATGATCGTAAACGTGTAAAAGTTGTATTCCATGACCTTAAAGCAGAACTCAATCCTCTCATTAAATCAGAAATTGGTAAAGTTGATTACATTCTTCATCTTGCTGCTGGTTCTCATGTAGATCGCAGTATTGAGTATCCTATGGAGTTTGTTCTTGATAATGTTGTGGCAACCTGTAACATTCTAGAGTTTGCAAGAACACAGAAAGACAACCTAGAAAGATTCATTTACTTCAGCACTGATGAAGTATTTGGTCCTGCTCCAGATGGAATCAAATACAAAGAGAATGATAGATATAATTCTACTAACCCATACAGTGCAACCAAGGCAGGAGGTGAAGAACTTGCTGTAGCATATGAGAATACTTATGGACTTCCCATTTATATTACTCATACTATGAATGTATTTGGAGAGCGTCAGCATCCAGAGAAGTACATTCCTATGTGCATCAAGAAGTCTAGAGATGGTGAAAAAGTAACCATTCATAGTGACTCAACTTGTACAATTCCTGGGTCTAGACATTACATCCATGCTGAGGATGTTGCTAGTGCAATTCTATTCCTTCTGAACTATCAAGGTAGTCTTGAATATACCTATGGTGGTGCTAAGTGTCCTAAATTCAACATTGTTGGTTCAGAAGAACTAAACAACCTTGAACTTGCACAAATCATTGCAGAGGCACAAGGCAAAGAACTTAATTATGAATTGATTGACTTCCATTCCTCACGACCAGGACATGACCTTAGGTATGCACTTGATGGTGATAAGATGAGAGAAATGGGTTGGGAACCTGCCAAGTCAGTTAGAGAAAGAATTGCAGATGTAACTAATTGGACCTTGGAAAATGAAAGGTGGATTACAATTTAACTAGATAGTAAATAAATTTTGGAGGTGTATGACTCCTCTATTTCTCACAACAATTATATCTTGCACACAAGCAGTTGGAATAATACACAAACTTACAAATGTTGTGGGATTAACTGAAATTCAGAAAAAAGAAATTTTAGTTGAGATCAAAAAAATTATTCCATCCTGTCCAGTAAAAATAGAAAATAAATGAACACCTACTATTACACACTATTCATAGCATTTACTGTTGTTGCAGTAATGATGATTGTAGATCAAAATGTAGGTGATTATCTTTTACTTGTTTTTAAAATTATTAAACTAAATTTTGAAAGGATGATCTGGATTATTAGATTTCATCCTTTCTGGATTAGTAATCCTATTGGCAAATGGTGGATGATGAGAAAATACATGAGGACAGTTGAGCAACTGGCACAACAACTTTCTCAAAAGCAGGATGATGCTGTATAATAGAGCATATTCATCAACAGGTGCATGACCTACACAGCAAAAATCACTCTTAAGTTTGATTCTATCTGGGATTTTAAAGGTGGAATCTATGATGATGAAATTCTTCCCGAGCAACATATTACTATGGAAGTTCCTGCAGAAGATCTAAACACTACACAGTTGTTTAAATTGTGGGAAAATTTTCTTCAAGCAATGGGACATAATGAAGTTGGCATTATGAAAGGTGCTTGTTATGTTGCTTTCAATGATATGCGCAGTGATGAAAACATGCGCAAGATTGCTAATGAGTTTGATATCAAAATGATGGAAGATCATTATGAAATTGTTGCTGAACTGCAAGAAGAAATTAGTAAACTTAAAGCAAAGATTTTTAAACTTGAGCAACCTGATAATGATACAGACATTTATGATGAACAGTATGGTGTCTGGAATGGTTTAGTTCCTGGTACAGATGAAGCATATGCAAAAGGTTGCAAGTGTCCAATTCTTGACAATCAAGACATGCCTGCTAGTAAGAAATGGGTGAATGGTGATTGTCCTCTTCATGGTAAAGTAAAATGAAAAAAACAACTAACACAGAAGATTCTACAACTTTTCCTCATACACAATTTCCATTCAAAATTGTGCACATGGAGGGGAAAGATATGATGGACAAAAAGATTTGCTATTTTCAATCTCAAGATCATGCAGATAAGTACATAACAAAGTCAAAGTTTAAATCTAGAGATTATCAACTCTATATCAAACCTGGAACTGATGTAACTAGCACCAGTCATCCAATTAAAAAGAAAACAAGGAAAAGCACAAAGTGAATAGTTATCATGTATTAGATCCAACAACTCCTTGGTATGAATGGTTATGTTATTGTGAGATCTGCTACCAATTAAATGTTCTCAATCAACCAAGTGTTGGTAGATTTATGAGATATAGAAATTATCTAAAAGAAATAGGAGTTTTGTAATGAGTGACCCAAATTGGTTTCAAAAAAAATGGGGAACGCCAGAAGTACCTACTGATATTTTATTCAGAAAAATTGAAGAACTTGAGCAAAGGATAATAAAGTTAGAAGAAGAAAATGTAGAAACTACAAACACTCTCTATGAAATTATGCATTCAGTAGATGCAGTTGATGCTCGTATAGATATTGTTGCAGAGAATCCATGGAAGGAACAATTTGATAATGTATGAAACCCTCACAGAATTCGAGAGAGCACTTGCCCGTTTTGGTGATAAAGTGGGTCTCATTGCAGGACTTGAAATTGCAGATAAGATCTCGCCAGAAGATGCTTATCAGCAAATCAAGGAACTTTACAAAGAACTTAAGAGCCTCCGTAAAAAAGAAAAATCTGAATGGGATGGAGACTATTACCCAAACTAGGATTTGTTCTAAATGTAAAGAAGAAAAACCACTTGACAAAGAACATTATCAGGTGGTAAAACAATTTAAATCTGGATTTTCTTATTACTGCAATGAATGTAACAAACCAAAACCAAAAGATTGATGATGGTCTCAAAGTAATTGAAAATGCTGATGGTACATTTACTATAGAGTGGGATCCTTGTGACAGTAGATGGAGTGTCCTCAATGGACTGACATCAGAAGAGATTGGTGCTATGATTATGGAACAAGTCAAACTTTACTTGAAAGAACAAAATGCCTAGCAAAATGTGGACAGCGATGAATGATGTTGATGCAGTAACATCTAAGATTTGTTCTGCCCGTGAAATTCTTGATTGTGCAATAGATAGACTTCAAGAACATCAATATGATAAAGTTGAACAATTGATGTATGCTGTAGATGAGTTTCTTCAGTATTATCTTGCAGAGTTTGATGAGAAGTTCAAACTTGCTTGGCAAGAAACTGTAGTCAAACAGAAAGAAGAAGAGGAAGACCATTGTATGCCTCCTTGGGGACATAGTGATATGGAGTATCTCATTAAAAATAAGAAAGATAAAGTCATTAAGTGGCAACTTCCTGTTGATAAGATTGAAAATGGTGATACCGGAGAAGATGAATACTTCATCATATTCCCTGATGACCTATTGGAAGCAGCAAACCTAAAACCAGGAGATAATGTGGAATGGGTTGATAACAAGGATGGAACTTATACTCTTCGTCATGTAACAATGACTAATACCCTCAAAAAGGCTGGGAGTTGATGAGAACCATTCAAACCTGTGGGTCTTCTAATCCAGATGAAGATGAGTATTCGCTAACAATTGCATTTGAAAAGCAATCTATTACCTTAGATGGACTTTCTAGGGAAGATATGTTACGATTGCAATCGTGCATTGATTGTATGCTAATGGAGGATGAAAATGGCATTGGGACAACAAGTTGAAGAATCACTTAAAGAAGCAGAGTCAAACCTAAGAAATGCACTTGCTTATGCATCAAGAACTGAACGTCCTATGGTAGTTTCTGTGATTGCAGATTTGATTAGTAGGATTGATAGTGTCATTCATACTGATGCTCTTTTGGATAAGTTAGAAAACAGAAAGGAGGGTGATCGTGGAATCTGGGGACCATTTGGATAAACAAACAAATGAATTTGGTAAGGCACTACAAGATTGGTGGGACTCTGATGCCTGTAAACAAATGCAAAAAGCAAATGAAGAAGCAAAGCACCGTGCTGTAGGAAAGTATTTTATGCTTTCTGAAGAAGATAAACTTGATATGGTTCAGGCAATCTGTTATATTATGTGTAAGGCAGAAAGTGAAGGAACATCTCATCGTGGTCTATTGAATGAACTGGGAATCTATCCTTCTGGTTTCTGGGTAGACCATCTTATGGAAGTTCACAATGCTCTGTGGTCTTATTATCATGATAAGAAACAAGAACAAGATCTCAAAGATGACTTAGATGCCCTTGATAATTTTATGAAGAAATCTTAAGTGATTTCGAAGAAACCCTTAAGAAAACAATCATTGGATAGATAGTGTGTTAGGATTTGAAGATAATTGTAGAGAACTATGACTCACTCAAGATCCACAGAAAAAGACCTTACAATTGAAGAATGGAACGAAATGATAGCACTCAAAGATGCTATAAACATCAATCCTGCTACTGTCCATCCTGATAAAATGGAACTTTTTACATCATTGTTAGTTAAATCATTAGAAGGAAAAGGTGATGACCAACCCCCAAACATTCAGTGAGAAAATGCTCATATCATATAAAAATATGGAGGGAAGAATTGTATTTGTGGATAATCAATATTTTACCTTCACTCCAAATGGTAGCAGTGCTCTCCTTTTAGTGTATAGACAAGATTGGAACACTGTGACAGTTCTGTAAGTGGCACAAACCCCTTGACTTTCCTCCCCAAACCTGCTATTATTACTAGGTAATCAATCAAAAGCACATGTCTGTTACTGCTATTCTTGCTGTTGAATCTTCTGCTATTTCTCAAGTTTCCTTTGACTATGATGAAATGCAAGTTGGAGTGACTTATAAGAGCAATCCTGATAAGTCTTATGTGTTCTCTTGCCAAAATCCTATTGATGTTGAGGATCAAATTCGTACTGCTGAGAGTGTTGGTAAACTGATCTCACAACTGAAGAACAATAAAGTTCTTGTTCCTATTCAGATGTGATACATAATTAGATAGAGGTTAAGTCCCTGTTATATCCTTATGAGGTATATCACACTTAACCCATCATTGGAAGGAGTCCGGTTGGTCGAGGACACCGCCTTGAAAGCGGCTGGGTGTAAAAACTTCGCAGGTTCGATTCCTGTTCCTTCCGTTGATACTCGCTAGGCACATAGCCTAGAAGGAGATCAACCTTACTGAAAGTGTTATTGATGCCTGTGGGGAGTCAATAACTTACTTCAGTATTGTACACCTTCTATCATAGCGCCTGGAGATAAACTTGTCTGCTTGATAGTCGTAAGGGGTACAACCAGGAAAGTTGTATTAAATAAAGAGTCCCCTAGGCCACATCGTAGATTATCGTAGGTGGACACTCTTGCCCCTTTTTGGGAGATTAACTCAGTGGTTAGAGTGTCTGCTTTACACGCAGAAAGTCCACAGTTCGAATCTGTGATTTCCCACCACGGGGCGTAGTATAGTGGTAGAATGCTGCTTTTGGGAAGCAGAGGTGCAAGTTCGATTCTTGCCGCCCCGATAGGAGAACTAAATATCTCCAACCAACTAAATTATTGTTATGTCACTTATTTCACAACAAGATAGAAACCTTGCTATAGAAGCATTAGATTTCTATATCTTTAGTAAAGGTAATGACTTCACTGAAGCAAAGAGAGGAGAAGTAAATGCTCTTCTTAATTGGATTAAATTGGAACATCAGAAGCATGATAATTAATTTGTGGTATAATGCAGACATGAAACAATGGCGTTGGACTTTAACTGATCCTACACATTTTGATATGGAATCAGGTCAAAGAGAAAACCTTCGTGATGCTATGAATGATGTAGCAAATACTGTAGAGTATTTGTTGAACAAACAAACTTAATTTATTCCCCTATAGCTCAATGGTAGATGCGTCTGACTGTTAATCAGAATGTTCCTGGTTCGAGTCCAGGTGGGGGAGTTTGGGGGCATAGCTCAATTGGTAGAGCACTTGCTTTGCAAGCAAGATGTTTCGGGTTCGAGTCCCGATGCTTCCATTAGATAGTTACACTGTTGTGAAAACTATCTAAACTACGTTGTTTTACGTTATTAATTACTATGACTACATATAAAAAAATTGAAATCCCTTGTGGAGTTCCTGATCTAAATTGGTTTTCTGATTTAGAAGTTCCTACATTTAACACAGCAAAATTTGTAGGATTTGAAATTAGAGACTGTGATAGTATCATTTACACTAATAATCTAGGTCAAGTTGTAAATGTTGTCAGAGCAACTGGAACTGATTATATAAATGCAGATAAAATTAAAAATAATATTGAAGTAAAAGGTATTCAAATTGATAGCCTTCCCCCTGTTATTTTGGAAGATGGAACTTCCATTGATGGGTTTACTCGTGGATATGCTCTTAAATCTCTTGGGCAAAATAAGTGGGTATATACTGTTGTTAAACTTGAAGATGGGTATGAACTTGAAGATCTAAAAGATGAATTGGGTCTTGGTTGCAATGACCATCCTCCATCAAAAGCTGCAGATATTAAAGATTTTAAAGTTCGTCTTGCAAATTGGATTGATAGGTATCAGAAAAGAAATTCTGATAAACTTCCTACACTTGATCAATGTTTAGATTGGTGGTCTTCCATTCGACATTCTATTAAAGAAGAAAAAGTAAAGTCTGCTTGTGAAGATGTTCTCAACAAGATTAGAACCAAATCAAGCATGGTTCCTCTGAAAAAAGAGGAAGCAGAAAGTAAAGCAAGAAAAATGCTTGAATGTGATAATCAAACAGAAGTAATTGCAATTAATAATAAAAGAAGCACTTACATTGAAAGAGCATTTATTCAAGCACTTAATGCTATTTCAAACAATAAAAATGTTAAGGTAGTTGGATTTTTGAGTGATGTTCCTGCCGAAGAGGCAAAAAAAGCAAGGCAACAATTAAAAAAAGATGTTCAAAAATTGAATAAAATGTTTAGAAATTATGCACAAAAGTATAATGACGATGTAATTAATGATTTGATTACTATAGAAGGATTTATTCCTCAAATTCTTGATGAAGAAGATACAACTGAATTAGTGAGAATTTCCTAATAATTAGAGGGTCATTTTGACCCTCTTTTTTATTGTCCATGCCACCTGTACAACTGGCACAATAGACCACTAAAACCATTAAGAATGTGCTATAATTACTTTGTAATTGATGTGAACCATGTCTACTGCATTTCTCGATGACATTCAAATTGATGAGTTTGATTGTATCATTCCAAATGAATCCATGTTTGATCTCTTTGATGATAACTGGGAGTCTGTGACTGAAAGTGACATGGAAGATTGGATTTTGATTGAGGATTGACTAATAAATTAATTAATACTAAAATTCATTTATTTCATATCCCCATGCATACTGAACTAGAAAAAGTATTAGAGTCTGATTACTATAAAAAAATTCAAACAGTACTAGAAAATATAAATGATATAGGACTAATTGAACGTGGTGTGGGATTTTGTTTTAGTATGAGTGATATGATACTAAAACTCTTATATAAAAATGGAATTGAATGTGAATTAATTGAGTGCAGCCTTATGGTTGTGATGAAAAATCCTCCAGCTTTACATTTGGTTGGATATCCAGGAACTTTCAAAATTCCAACTAAGACACAAATGGAAACCCACGTTGTATGTCTTACAAAAACTCCTGTTCCTATTTTGGTTGATTGTAGTATAAGGCATATTGACCCAACGATTCCTTTTGTTTGTATGCCAGTTATGAATCATTTTAATCATACAAATTTTGTGGAGTATGATTTTGAAAATAGTGTATGGACATATCAGCAAAAGAAAGATAGTTTGATTCCAAAACTTCACCAAGAAAGTATTTTGGATAGAATTAGGAAAGATGCAAACACAGACAAAGAAATCAAATTTATCAAGTTCTTTATGTTTGTGTTATTTGCCGTGAGTTCTCTTAACTTTGGTAGGGGTATGGTTGACTTTTATTATACTGTTCTTCATCCAGAACAACACCCAACCAGAGACCTGAGAATTAAAAAATGAAACCTAAATTTCGTAATGTACTTGAAATGGCACTGGAAGAAGGTGTTAGGTTTGGATGGAATCGTGCTCACAAACATGTAGAAGGCACACCACACATTGATGCTGCTGCTGATGCTATTGTGAATGAGATTATGAACTCTCTTGATACATGGTTTGACTTTGAGGATGACAATGACTGATGGTAAGTTGAGAGTCTATGATAAAGGAAAAGAAACTCTCACCATTGATGATAGTTCTTGGGGAAAAATCCAAACACCAGAAATGAAATTAGAGGTCAAAGAAATGACTCACGAAGAAATGCTTGAAGAAGCAGAGAGAATAGAACTAGCAAACAAATCATTTGAGGAACTTACCAAAGACCAAAGAATTCAATTGGCATTAGAAGAAATTGATTGGATTGTGATTGGCGGACAGGATGGTGAGGAGTTTTATGGTTCTATACAGTTTCTCCGAAAAGTATTGAAAAGTTTGGCATAATATCAGGATTCTGAATAAATGCCATTTATCAGGAAAACAACTAAAATGACAAGATTTGTAAAGAACCCAGATGAGATTGTTCTAGAAGATGTAAAGATGGTGCATTATGAAGTAATGGAACCAAACAAAGCAGTATGGTTAGGAATCTATCTAAACAATGGTAAGATGTATCACCTGAACATTGGTGGTGATAATTTATGGATTAATTATAGTGATGAAACATTATGAAACTCTTTGATTATGAAACCTATCAGGACTATGGAAAGGAATGGTTCTTCCAAGTTCTTACATCCCCAAAGTTTGCTCTGTTGGATATTACAGTCCAGTGGGATGAGTTTCCTGCCACTGAAATATTCCCTTTGTTGATTATGAGTATTGGGAGCACTCAGTTGTTTGGATTTACATTTCGTTGGAAGTGGTTTGAGATTAGTATGGATGTGATTGATACAAAACCACGCAACTTTGAATGGTATAGGAGAAACAAATGACTGAAGAACAAGAAATTCCTTATGTGAATATTTCAACCGATAATACATTTTTTATTCACCAACCAAAACAATCTAACTACAAGTGCTACTTATTTGGTAATCGTCCTGATGTGAATACTGGTATTGTTTATATACCAGCAGAAGGAAGAGTGCCTAATCGTTTTGTGAGGTGGATGATGTATTTGTGTTTTGATTCGGTTTGGGTGAAAGAAAATGACTAAACTATCAGCAGCAGACCTTATGGTAATTCATAACACTCTTTATAAAAGTTTGAATGTTGTTGGAAACAGCATTTGGACACAAGAAACCAGAGAAAGAGTTATGGATAAGGTGTCTATTATTATGGAACAAATGAACGCAGAAGTTGTCTGTGGTGATGTAGAACCTATTGTAGTGAGTGGAGATTTGGGAGGATGACGGAAAACAAACAACTCACAGAATACATCAAAGAAGTTCTCAATCCTCCTGATAATGTAGAACTCTCTGTTTATGATGAAGATAATAATGAAAAAGATTTATCTAATGGTATTGTAAATGTTTGGGTAGAAAAGAAATGAACGATGATAATTTGATTGGGGGACTTCTACTTGCTGTTCTCGCATCTATTGGTGTGACTTTCCTTTTAGGTGCTCGTTTTGGTTATGATGATGGTGTCGCAGATGGAAAGAATGGGGGTATTGTGTATTGTATGGAACAACTAAAGAATTGTAAGACCACTTATGATTACTTGAAACTTCAGGAGAAACAAAAATGACTCACCCATCTTATTGTTGCCCTAAATGTGGAGCACAGATAGGATGGACTGGAAGGTTCTTTCAGTTTCTTCGTATTCCATTACATCGGTGTAAGGACACTTGAAGAACTGGCACAGCAGGGCACCCAAAGTGGTCTGTGATGCCCTATAATACTCTCATAAGCAACCAAACCGATGACTAATCCAATCATTCCCAAAGTCGCATACATTCCTCTGGAATACCATATGTCTGTTGAAGATTTCTTGGAAGTTTGGAAGGATATGGAAATGGAAGATGAACCAACCCAAGAAGATTATGATACTGCTGTTCTTGATAGAGCACAATCGTATTTTTATGATATGAGAGGATTATTTGAAAAGTACATTCGTTTGGAGGATGCCTGATGAAAGACGAAGAAATCCTAAAACTTGCTAACACCTATGGGTTTGATAGACACATATGTAAAACAACACACGACATTTACTGGGAATGTGATGAAAAAGACTTCTTGAAGTTTGTCCAAAAAATCTATCAAATGGGTTATGATGATGGTTGCTACGAAACATCTTATTCCACTGGATACACTGGACTTTTTGGAGAACCACAATGATGACTAACACAGCATACCAAATCTGGGAAACATTCAAAGCAGAATTGATTGTAGAACCCACAGATGATATGAAAGAAGCATTAGCATCTTCTATTCGTGTGATTTCTTCTCTCATTCATAGAGATGGAGTGCTATCAAATGAACCTTGGCTTACTCATACTGCTCAAGAACTGAATGAGATTGCTGATGATGTGGAGGCACTCTAATGATTTTAGATGAAGAAATCCTAAAACTTGTGAAAGAACACTTTGAAGAAGATTGGGATGAGAATGATGGTTGGGAGTATTCTGGAAACTTTGATGCCTTTGTGAAGTTTGCCCAAGAAATCTTTCAAATGGGTTATAATGAAGGTAGTTATGATATGTCCTACTATGAGTGATAAAGATGACTTACGAAGTTCAAACTTGGGATGACGCAGATGAAACTGTGTATTATGAAACCGTAAAGGATGCTGTTGATTATGAGAATGCTCGTGATATAATTGTAGAGAAGTATCCAAATCGTAAAGTAATTGCTGTGATTAGAAAATGACTGAATTTCAACCAAAACCACAAACACCAGAACAAGTGGATCAAGGGCTTCGTGATGCCTTTAGACAAGCAATCAAAGATGGTGTGATGGATGCTACTCCTTATTTTAAACAAACGACTTACAAGAACGATATTGAAATAACAGAAGCAGAAATCAAAGTGCTTCAAAAGAAACTTGAACTCCTCAAAGAGATTGAGACACATAAATCTCAACCCAGAATGGAGTTTGATTTTGGTGGGAAGTTTGAGATTGTCTCTTATAATGATGAAGAATATCTTCGTCTTGAATTTGCTGATGAAAGTCATGGTTGGTATAAGAGAAAGCATACTGTTGATGGTGTGGTAATGGTTGCTATTACTGATGGTGAAACTCATCGTCTCCTTGAAGGTGTGTGGTTCAACGATGTAAAGAAGGGGAAGTATGATGATGTAGTTGATGAACCTTATAGGAATGTGAGAGCATATTGGGATGAGAAAGATAATCCAAAACCTATGGATGAGGTTGTGAATAGGTTAATTAAAAAACACCAAGCACAAAAACTTTTTAATAGATTGGTAGATGAACTTGGTTATGATTTTGATGCCTGTAATGATATTGTAGATTTGGTGGAGAGTTGGTTGCCGAAAGAACAATCAGCAGCAGGAAGTCAAAATGTAAATACTGAATTGCTTGTGGATGGATTTAATCATTGTCTTGAAAAAATTAAAGGAATGCTACGATGACTGAGAGAACCGACGACTGGCGAACAATCTTTGGAGACCTCACAGATGCTGGAGTTTATGATATGGGAGAAGTCAACCTGTATAAACTCACATCACACCTTGAGGAACTCTACCTGAAAATTGCCGAACTGGAGGCAAAGGTAAATGACTGAAAAAACAATCCAAATGAACCTCACAGAAGAGCAATTCAATATGATTTGGAATGCTCTGGTATTGAGTGAGAATGAAATGGTAGATGATGGGGATGAGAAAGTTCGTTGTGACCTTTTGAATAGAATGGAGGTTATTGTGGAAGAACTTGGACTTGAAGTATTTGGAGACCCTGATGATGACTGAAGAATACGGTCACATTCCTGATGGTTTTCTACTCAATCCAGAGGAAATAGAAGAACTCCGCAAACAAAAATACGAAATTACTGAATACGCAAAAGAGAAACTGAGGAAACTTATAGAAAAACAGGAGGCACAAAATGATTAACCTACTCAACAAATTACTTGCCCGATTTGGGTTTCAGTTAGTATCCATCAAACCCGATATGAGTTTGGTAGAAGCAACTGTGAAGTTTATGAACAATCATCCAAAACAATTTACGGGTAGTCTTGATTGTGACGACTATATTGGAGACATCAACTATGTAAAAGAAAAAGTAGAAGGTGAGTTTCCACAAGTCTCTGGGAAAACTTATTACGAACATCAAGTTCTTGGAAAAGATAGAACCTTTTTCAATTTTGATGGAGAAAAATACACCGCACAAGAACTTGCGGAGAAACTGAATGACTGAAACCGACATCTCAAAAGTTCTCATAGAAGGAGAATACGCAACCATTATGGGTGTGAAGTATAAGAGAGTGGAAGAACCAACGAAATTAGAACTTTTCCTTGATGGATTTCGTAATGTTCTGTATATCTTGGATTGTTATGATGATGGTGATGTATGGGGATATGATGAGTTTTGGGAAAGTTTGAATATTGGTTGGATGCAAGAATACATTTATCCTTATGATGACCCTTACAATCTCACTATCAGTCCAGAACGTAAGTTGAGATTGTCTCAAAAACCTGAAACAATTGTACTACCAAAAGAAGATTTTGATACACTTGTAGAAAGGTTGAATGAACCACCAGACCCAGAAGTACAGAAGAGATTTCGTGAAATACTAAACAAAAAAGCACCTTGGGATGTAGAAGAATGAAATGAAGACTCTGTGCCAGATGATGAAGTGGCACACAAACCCCCCAAATGCCTTGACAGTATGCTATGATTACTTTGTAATCAGTAAAACACATGGGAACTCGCAGTTTCATTACAATCAAACACAAAGACAATACTTATTCTGGTGTATATTGTCACTGGGATGGTAGTGTTGAGCACAATGGTAAGATTCTCAAAGAAGATTATCAAGCACGCAGTAAGGTTGTTGATCTTATTGATGGTGGTGATATGTCATCTCTAAAGACAAATACTACTTGGGAATCTACTTTCAAGCAAGATGCTTATACTAATACTCGTGAAGAACAACCTCTTTACTATTATGAAAGGGGAGACACTGATAAAGATTCAATCTATCCTAAACACTTCAAAAATCATCAGCAAATGTATAAGTATGCTAAAAATTGTGGATGTGAGTACATCTACACATTTGATGATACTGTAGGTGAAGATCAACCTTGGTGGTCTTTTTGTGGAGTAAATTGATGCAAACTAAAGTGAAACGTAAAATGGTAAATGTTCAACCTATTTCCAATAAAGCAAAGAATAGGTTTGCAAATATAATGGATAAACTACATGGTTGTCATGTAGAACAAGAGACAGATACCAAATTGTTTCTTGCATCTATCAACAAACAATACTTCTTTTGGATAGATAAGATTAACGATCCAAATTGGAAACTAATCTAATGAGTAAAAAACTAAATTGGTGGGAGTATTGGATTGGTCACTGTTGGATGACAGGATGGCAAAACATTCGTGGGTCATTTAGAATCTGGAGTGACCTAATGACAGGAAACTATAAAGATTATGCCCTGATGTGGTATGATGAACCCTATGAAGAATGTTATAGTTGGTTCTGGCAATATCTTGGTGATGATGATACTTTACCCAAAGAGTTTCTTGAACATTTGATGCAGATGGCAGAAGATGTGAGAACAGGTAAAGAAAAAGTGATTCCATTAGATGAAGATTTCTTTGATAGATTGAAAGACCTTACTGATGGTATTGAAGTGAACTTAAATGAGGAATTAAAGGACAATGGATGAAGATTTTGTACGTTTGAACCTTGATGAGTTGGATGCACTGAAGACTGCCCTACAGTTGCTGTCAAAGAAAGAGCAGAAGATTATGGAAGGTAGTGGTAAAGTATCCCTCAGTGCCCTGTATAACAAACTGCAAAGCACTGTAGAGGACATCGAGAGGACACTTGTACAAGTGGCACAGTAAATCCCCACAGTGCCCTTTTGTGTGCTATCATACTTGTATGAATGAATCACAGATGACTTACTCCTTCACTACTTCTAATCTTTCCAAGATTAAACCTAAACTTCGCACAAGTGGCAGGGTTTCTGGTAACTTTGGTAAGAACAAAGTAAAAGCAGGTTCTCCTATTTCTGGTCTTGGAGTTACTAATGCAAAAGTAGTCAAAGTTACAACTCAAGATGAGTATTTGAACAAAATGTATTATGTTCTGGATAATGCTGCTGACAGGCAGATTCAACAGTTTGCTTACAATGAAATTCGTAAAATTTTGATTCAAAGAGGTATGTGGAATTTCTAATTTTTTGAATTTCTTTTATTTCTTTGTTGTTGACTTCTTGTTGCCCATCTAACATTTCCTGGTTCATAATGACCATTGTTGTCTATTCTGTCTAATGAATAATCTGATGATGGTCTTTCTCCCAAATTATTGATAATGTATTCTTTGAATGATTCATAGGTATCCCATTTTTCATGTAATTTAATACCTCTTCCACCATAATCTTTGTAATTTATTTTATTAGGATTATTGCATCTTTGATTTATTTGATGATAACAGTCATACAAATAACTTTTCCAATCTCCATGTTTTGTATTTTTACTTTTCCTTGACTGATTGGCACAATCATTACATTTATTTTGCTTTCTTAAACAATCTCTTCTAATAATAAATTGATTTCCACAATCACAAATTACATTGTCATAGTATTTGTTTCCAATTCTATGACTAAAATCTAAAACTTTTAACATTTAACACAACAGGTAACTGTTTTATTTATCAAAGAGGACAGTGGGTATAAAGTTATCTTGTGACACTTGTGCAACTGTCCACTATGCCTTGACTTTTGACCTTAAATCTGTTATCATTACAAAGTAATCTAAAAACAAATGCCTACTACTTACAATTTCACTGGTGATGCTATTACCTTCCTTGGTCTGGTTGGTGTCATTAGCACTTCCATTATTGTTATTACTGTCTTTCGTCGTTATTTCAATAGTCCCTACATCAAATGAAAAGCATCCAAGAGTACGAAAAAGACCTCAAAGAAGCAAAGAAGAGGTATGATAAACTGACTAAACAGATTAGGAATTGTAAGTCTGAATATCAGTATGAAATCATGTGTGAAGACCTTGAAGATTGTAGGCAAGATGTATTTGAACTGCAACTTATCATCAAAGACTTACGACAACAGAAAAAACTTGCTGAAATTGATGTATAGCATGTGACACTTGTAAAACTGGCACTGTAAATGAGCACAGTGCCAGTTTTTATGCTATCATGTATTCATGACAAACAAACAAATGAACTTTCAAGATTATTCTGTTAGCAAACCCAGTAATGAATGGTTTGAGGATAGTTGTAGAGTGTGGGCAGAATATTATAGTTTCTTGCTTGGACTTAGCATCTGGGATGATGCAGAAAAAGCATGGTTTGAGGATCAATTTAATTTCAACAAAATCTACGATGTCTAATAAAGTTTGGAAAGGTGTCTGCCTGTGCGTTATCCTGCTTGTGGGAGATCCTTTCATTAACTTGCCACAGGTTAATGCTATGCCTGTGACACAAGTTGAAGTGGCACATAACACTCCCAAAACCTAAGTTTATGTGCTATGATGATTACATCAACAGTTGAGGAAACATGATTGACACTTGTAGATTGCATGATGATTTAGAGGGTTTTGCATCCTATTTGGGTGTTGATTATGATGATTATTATCAACTCATTTATCATCTTCCTGATGAGGATGAGTCTGATTTAGAAGTAGAACTCACTGCTTGATTTATAGGAATGTGTTTGCCTTAAAGTTACACAACTTTGTTCACTTACCACTTTCTTTATTATGTCTATCAATCTGATGTCTCTTGCTGCTGATCTTGCTGATACCAATTTCGCTGCTTCTCAACTCATTATGAGTCTGCAAAGTGCACAAAATGGTGCTGAACTTGTTGAAGCACTTGATGCTTATGACAGCACAGTTATTGATAGTGTGACTGAACCTGTTGCTGCTTGATAATAAATAGGGGCACAATGCCCCTTTCCTTTTCTATACACTTCTAAGACAATGACTCCCAACTGGATACACAATTCAGGCAAGAAAAAGAATCCCAGAGGTGTGTCCAAAGGGAAGATTAAAGCACGTAAACAAGTATTGCAATCAATAAAGGCAAAGTATAAAGTATCATGATCCACAAGCATACTCTACAAACAGCAGCAGCATTTGATAGAATTGATGATGCTTTGCTTGGTAAAACTGATGATAGTTTGAGTGAACTAATTGAAGATCTTGAGCATTTATTGTATAGGGCAAAAGAGATTTATAACACAGCAGCAGCATTTAGTGATGGATCTGATTATGAAATAGTGACACAATGTGACCTTCCTAAAGTATAGTGATGTGCCAGTTGTGGAACTGGTCGCTATAATCCCCAAAACTCCTGAAACTGTGCTATCATACACAGTATGAACAAACAAACCACTCTCATGACTGAAAAAGTTATTGATAAGATTGAAGAAATGTGTCAAGTTCTTCGTACTAACTACCAGTCTTATTCTATTGCAAGGCACAGAGATTACATTGCCAAAGGTGATAGTGTAGAATGGCATCAACAGCAGATTGATAAACTCTGTGAAGGTGAAGGTGTTGATGAATACACTTACACCAAAGGCAGAAAGTATGCCAAGATTATTCATGTTACCAATGACAGTAAGCAACGCAGTGCTCATGCATTTGTGAACCTGAATACTGGTGATGTATACAAATCTGCAACTTGGTCTGCACCTGCATTGAATGGTGTAAGGTATAATCTTCTTGATGACAAATCTCGTGAAGAGATGTATCAACGTGCTGATTGGGCAGGTTCTTATTTGTATAAATGAATTATCTTTGTTTGGTTGATGGTGTTGTTGAGTATGGCAGCACCAGTTTGAGTGACTTTGTTCACTATCAGTTGGTGTATGCTGAAGAACACAAGTATGCTAATGTAGAGTATCTTACTCTCACTGATAAAGAGTATGCTAACCTGTTTCCTGTTGAAGAAGAATGAAATCTGCACTGTTTTGTATCACTTGCCTTGCAATCTTGAACATTGTTAATGCTTTTGCTGACCAACAAATGAAACATGATACACAAAAAATGATTCACCAAAGTTCTACAATGTGACAGTTGTAGAACTGGTCGCTATTTTTACCAAAACCCCTGAAAACGTGCTACCATACATGTATGATAAATCAAAACGACATGAAAGTGTTTAAGATTGTTGATGTTTGGTCTAATCGAACTCACACAGTTAATGCACAGAATCAAGAAATTGCAATTAGGAAAGTTGCAGATCAAGTTAATCACTTTGGTCTGCTAGTTGTGAGCATGAATCTACTCTGAGTGACACTTGTAGAACTGTCCACTTATGCTTGACTTTTTGGTGAATCTATGGTATCATACATGTATGAAAGATAAGTTTATGACTGATTCCACTCTTGATCTCTTCTGTGATCATGCAGATACACAAATGGCAGAAGAGTATGCTATGGAACTTGAAGCAAAAGCAGCAGAACTAGAAATAACTGTTGACTATTATATTGCTGAGTTCCTTTGATTATTAACAACAACATTATGCAAACCCAAACTAAGTTTAATCACCTCAATCTGCCTATTCTTGCAGATATTCCCACTGAAACTGTGGATGGTTCACGTCGTTATGTTGTGAATGGTAAACTGTTGCCTTCTGTCACTACAGTTACTTCCTATCAGAATCGCAAATCTATTGCAGAGTGGAGGGAACGTGTAGGTGTTGATGTAGCAAATCAAATTAGTCAATTTGCATCAAACAATGGCACTAAGTTCCACAAAATTGTGGAAGATTATGTCAACAATCTTGATGTAGATTATGATACTGAGAAGTATGAAGTTGCACTGAAATTGTTCAATCAATTCAAGGCACTTCTTGATGATGTGAATAACATTCACTATCAGGAATGTGCCCTGTATTCTGAACAACTTGGAATTGCAGGTCGTGTAGATTGTATTGCAGAATACAATGGTAAACTGTCTGTAATTGACTTCAAGAGTTCTTCTAAACCAAAGTATGAAAATCAGATTCAAAACTATTTTGTTCAGGAGACTGGTTATGCTATGATGTATGAGGAAATGACTGGTCAAAAAGTAGAACAAATTGTGACCTTGATTTCTTGTCATTCAGGTGAAACGCAAGTTTTTATTAAGAACCCTGATGATTATGTTGATACTCTCAAGCAATACATTCAGGAATACAATAACAAAGGTAACTGAGTTATGATTTATGAAGTGGAAGTTCGTCCAGGTCCTAACACTGAGTTCTTTCAATACTACACAGAAACTGTAGAGGCACCTACCTCACATGATGCTGTTGCAAGAGTTCAACGTGCAAATCCTGGTTGTGTTGTGAGAACAACTAACTCATGGAGTGAGTATAGTGATAATGAATCTGAATCTAGTTCATCATCAGAAATTAGTGGAGGTTTAGTACTCATTGGTCTTGTAGTGATGTTGTTAATCTATGCCTGGAAGTGGATTCTACTTATTGGTGCAATTTCATTGGTAATTTGGTTCATCATTCAATTTGTAAATGATAACTAAATAACTTTTTTGCTAGTGTAGCACAGTGGTAGTGCAATGGTTTTGTAAACCATAGGTCGCAAGTTCAAATCTTGTCACTAGCTTTTATTCCACAAATGTGTGGCATTTGGATGATACCATGTGCCAGTTGTAGAACTGTCACACGAAATGAGCACATCCCCCAAAAGTGTGCTATCATACATGTATGAAAAATCAAATTGCATCTGAAATCTTCCACTATCACACTAACTGGAAGGAAGGTAAAGTGAATCAAATGTGGATTCAAGAAATTGAAGAATCCCATGATGTTTATAAGTATGTTGCTATTGCTTTCAATCCTGAGAAGAATGTGAGTATGGTGATGTCCAATCCTCGTGGATATTATGATACTCTGCTGTGGGTGCGCAAGTGGTGCGGAACTTTCTCTATTCTCCCTGTTTGATTATATCATGTGCCAGTTGTAGAACTGGTCGCTATATTTACCGAAACCACTGAAACTGTGCTACCATACTAGTATGGAAAAACAAATGACTGACTTCCCCACAATTAAATCTAAAGATGGCACAATGGTAGTGTCATTTTATCCTGTCAAAACACCTTTTGGTGATATATCTGAAACCTGGACACTTAAGGTGCTTGAGTGGAAAGGAATTGAGACAATTTCCAAGAAGTTCATTAACAAAGTTGAGAAGAAAGTTCAACTGCGTGAGTATGCTGGTTTTGGTTACATTGTGACCAAAGATAACAGCAACCTTCCGCAACTTGGTAATCCTATGGCAGGTGCTTGCTGATGAATGAAACTGTGCAACTGAAACTGAATAGAATTATGAGTGATCTTGAGCAGGCAATCTATGAATCAGAGACTGCAATCAATGATCCTGAGAAAGGTTATCCCTATGCTGCTGGGTATAGTAGAGCAGCAATGAAATCTGTTTTAGATGATGTTCAACTCCTTAAATCTTACCTTGAAAATGAATCAGACTGATGTGATGGATGCTATTAACAAAGCATTTGCAAAGTTATCCTCAAATCAGATGATTTATGATTTCTGGTTATCTGAACTGTATTATCCTAGTGGTGATTTTAACTTGGATAATTGGAATGAACATAGTCTCAAACTCATGCAAAAAGATGTATCATCAATGATCGACGAGTGAGTGATACCATGTGCCACTTGTACTAGTGTCACAATACACTTGACAAATCCCTAAAAACGTGCTATCATACAGGTATGGAAAAAAACAAAACATTCTCAAAACTAATTTACAACATCTCAAACCCTAAGTGTGTTGTATTTGATCTAGATGCAACTTTGTGTCATCATGGTGATCAATCAGGGTTTGAAGAATGTGATCAATTCCCTGCTATTGATGCAGTTGTAGATGTTGCAAAGCACTGCAAATCTATGGGATTTGATCTAGTCATTGCTACTGCCAGACCTGATACATTTGCAGATGGTACAGCATATTGGTTGCAGGAACATTTGCCTGAGTTTGATGCACTCTACATGAAAAATGCAGATGATGATGCAACTGGTTCCACTGCTAAAGGTCATCAACTGATGGATATTCTTCGCTTTTGGGATGACATTCAATTCTGGGTTGATGATAGTCCTTTCAATGCAAAAGTCATTGAGGATCATGCTGTAACCTGTATTCGTC